TATGACCAAAATTGCCAACCAAAGGTGCAATATGGGTTGAGTGTCACAAAAGCATGGTTGCAAAGCCTTGTCGGGAGTGATGAAACGGTGACAAACGTATTCCAACCGGGCGATTATCTGCATATTGTGGATAATGACATTGACGTGGATAAATCCGTGCGCATACAATCACTTGAAAGGAATATCCTTGACCCTTACGAATATACCCTTACAATATCGGACACCGTGAAAACAACGGTGACAAACCGTGTCATTTCCGACCTTATAGACATTGACAAGGTTATCACCATCAACAACCTTAAAGACCCGGCAAGGGCAAGGGCGAATTGGCGCACAAGCCGCGAATTGTTGAACATGGTGTTTGACCCTGACGGCGATTATTACAGCGACAAGATAAAGCCTTTGTCTATTGATACGCTGGCATTGTCAGTCGGGGCAAAATCAATGCAATTCGGATTGACGAACACGGTGTTTCAACCGAATTATGGCGGCAATTCCAATGTCGTGAAATGGCAAGGCGGTGTCTTGACCCATTACACCATCAATGAAGAAACGGCGGTGTCTTGGGTTATGGCGGACGGCACGGTTACATTAGCAAACAACCAAGCATATTTTCTATATGCAAAATGCGCCAAGAATGGTGATGCCGGAACATTCATATTTTCGACCTCACAAATCAAGGTTGAACAAGATGCCAATTATTATCATTTTCTTGTCGGCACAATTTCGAGCATTGACCCGGAATTGAAAGTTCGTTCCTTGTCCTTGACTTATGGTTTTTCAATGATAAACGGTCGCTTCATTAAGACCGGGCGCATTGAATCGGCGGATGGCACGACATATTTTGACTTGGATAATTCCGAAATCGGCGGTCGCATTGTGTTCACTTCAAACGGTCAGGAAAAGACGCTTGAAGAATTGGGAAATGAAGCCCTTGAAAGCAAGAATTTCATCAACAACACCTTGCCGGGGTTGCTTGCCGAAATACAAGCACAGCTTGACGGACAGATTGAACAATTCTTTGAAACATACGACCCGACATTGAACAATGCCCCGGCAAGCGAGTGGACTACAACCCAATTGAAAGACAATCATTTGGGTGACTTGTTCTATAATACCGCAACGGGGGCGGTATTCCGTTTTGTCAAGGAAAATGGCGTTTACAAGTGGTCGGAATTGTCGGATGCGGAAGTGGCACAGGCGATTGCACTTGCAAATGATGCGCTTTCGCTTGCAAAGGAAAAGAACCGCATATTTACGGCAACACCTTACACCCCTTATGAAGTCGGCGATTTGTGGGTTCAAGGTGCAACCGGGGATATTATGCGTTGCATTAGAACAAGGTTGTCCGGCAATTATTCGTCAAGTGATTGGCAAAAGGCAAGCAAATACACCGATAACACGGCATTGAACAACTTTATCAATGGCACATATTCGGATGATATTGCAGACCTGACCACACAGATTGATGGCAAGATTGAAACGTGGTTTCAGACAACCGACCCGGCAGCGAGTTGGACGACAACGGCATTGAAGAAGAAACACGTTGGCGATATGTGGTACAACTCTAATACCCGAACACTTAAAGCGTATCGGGAAATTACGTTGCAAGGCACAGGCGGATTGACTGGAATATCTTACCAATGGCAAAGTGTCGAAAACCAAACAGCGATTGATGCTTATGAAGCCGCAAGCAAAGCCCAAGACACGGCAGACGGCAAACGGCGTGTGTTCGTTTCAACCCCTTATCCACCTTATGATATTGGTGATTTGTGGGTCAATGGAACGGATTTGAAGCGGTGTGCAGTCAAGCGAACAAGCGGTTCTTACATTGCAACGGATTGGGTCAAGGCGGTATCTTATGACAATACAAAAACGGTCATTGATGGCGGTTTGGTAACGTCCGGCACAATTCAAGTCGCCGGAAGCACATCAACAATTCTTGCGGGTATGACAGGGCAAGGAACGGCGGCAAGTTCCGTGCGCTTTTGGGCGGGTACTTCTTTTGAAAATCGGGCAAGTGCGCCTTTCAGGGTCATGCAAGACGGGTCGGTTGTTATGAGTAAAGCCAATGTGACAGGTGTTGTTAATGCTACTTCGGGAAGCATAGGCGGTTTCAATATCAGTTCGGGGAAAATCGGTTATGGTTCTTCATCTGAAATGGATACGACTTATGGATTGGCATTACTTCGTAATTACATACGTTTTTACAATGGTTCGCAACGTGTATTGTTGGGATGCCTTAGTTCTTTGGGCTATCCTTACAATGGATTGATGGAGTTAATCGGGAATATGGGTACTACGCTTGAATTGCACCATAAATATGCAAGAACAAGTGATGAATCGTCTTATGAAACATGGTATCGCCCCAAAGCACTTGCGATTTTTGGTAATCAATTCAATGTTGGCAAGGTGGCAATGTTTGAAAAAGGTTATATCGGAACGGCTTGGACTGATTCAATCACTTCATATATAGGCGTAACCCATAAATTCCTTTTCACAGGAACGGGTACATCATATATCGGAATCAACTTGCCGACAAAAGCCGACATTGACGATTTAACAAGTAATGCCGTTGTGCAATTCGACATTGAGATTGTTTGTGACCGCACAATGCCGAATAGAATATGTATCTACTCTAAAAGTGGCGCATACATATATAATAACAATGGTGGCATACAAGGAAATCTTGACATGGCAAAAGGAGATGTTTTGCGTTTGCGATATTACAATGGCGGATGGAATTTACTTGAATATAGGACTTAATACACAACACTATGGCAAAGATACTTTTGGCAAAATACAATGGTGTCGGGCAACCCCTTGATTTACGAGAGGTGGACACACAACAAGGTTTATATGTTACGAAATTAAGAGATTCCGGGTTTGTTGATTTCGTGCCAAGTGAACAACCAATGGAACAACCGGGAAAGACCATTGTTGAATCGCTTGAAATGATAGACGGAAAGTTGGTGCAAACATGGAGTGTTCAAGATTCGCCCGAAATTGAAAGTGTGGATTGAAAAGTTGTACTTGTGTTATCCACAATGTTTTATAGTAAAACAATAAGAAGTTAAATTTGCAAACAAAACTTTTTGATTATGAGTGAAACAAGGAGCGGCGAAACGGTGTCCGCACAAATCGGAAAGATGGGAGCAATCGACAATCTTAACAATGCTGATTTCAGCTTGCCGGATGGTCAATGCTTCAACATCAAAAATGACGGCACGCAACCCGTGAAATTATCGGTGCAGCTTGCCGGAATGGATGATGGGGATTTTATCGAAACACAGTTTGATTGTGGGTGGAATCCCGAAATAATAAAGACGGTGAAACAAACTTCATTGTCAGGTACTAACTTAAAATGGGGTTATTGATATGGGCTTGATTATTGGGGTCGGCAGCACAAAGCCGACATTCGCTTATGATTATTATTACGGCATTGAATGGGATGCCACGGTGTCAAATCCACACCCGACAAGAATTGGCAAGATGGAACTTCACCAATCCTTGCCGCTGCAAAGTCTTATCCGGCGTTGTATCTTGAAAGACAACGGCGAAGTGAATTATTATCTTCACGCCAATGATTCAACGAAGCGTGACACCGGGGCGGCGGCAAACCTTACCGGGGCGGATGGGCAATACATGGATGAATTGCCCGATATGTATGTCCGCTTTGAAACGGACGGCGATAAAAGCCGACATTTGCAGTCCACCGAACCTTTGCCGGGCTTCAAACTTTGGCGCAAAGACTATGTTTCGGCGGTGGAAGCGACCGTTCAGCGTTCAACACAAACATTGTGTGCGGTTGTGAACAAAGATGCTGATTACAGGGGTGGCAACAACAATGCAGAACGTGACGGCACATATCGTTCACAGCTTGGAATGCCCGCAACGGTTATATCTTTGACCAATTTCCGCACATACGCAAGGAAGCGTGGAACGACCGAATGGAATTGCAACTTGTACCAAACACACAAAAAATTGTGGTGGCTTTTTGCCGTTGAGTATTGCACATTCAATTCGCAAGAAGCGTTCAACGCCGAATTGACGGAAGATGGCTATCACCAAGGCGGCTTGGGGTCAGGCGTTACGACCCTTAACGGCACAAAGTGGTCAAACTTCAACGGCTATTATCCGTTTGTTCCTTGCGGCACAACAAACAGCCTTGGCAACAAGACCGGGTATGTTGAATTTACCATGCCATTTGAATATGACGCAAGCGGTGAAGCCAACTACAAGGGTGAATATAGTGCCGCAACCGCATACACCACCGGGCAATATGTTTCGCAAGGTGATTTGCTATACACTTGCAAAGCAAATGCAGCGGCAGGAACGGCATTGACAAACACAACCTATTTCACGCCCGTGACACGCACGGTTGTGCAAGTGCCGTCTTACCGTGGTGTAGAAAACCCGTTTGGGCATATATGGAAGTGGACGGATGGTTGCAAATGTCTTATTCAGAGTGAAGCCGATGGCGGACTTTCTGAATTTTACGTTTGTGACGACCCGGCGGCATTCACAAGTTCCGGCACAACCAACTATGAATTGCGTGGCAACTTGCCAAGAAAAGAGGGGTATGTGAAGAAGATGATTCTTGGTGAGGATGGCGAAATCATGCCGCTTGAAGTCGGTGCGGGTTCGACCACATATTTTTGTGATTACTTCTATACCAACATTCCAGCAAGTGGAGTTTCGGAACGTGGCGTTTTGTTCGGCGGTTCTGCGCATAATGGTGCGTATGCGGGGTTCGTGTGTGCGTATACGAATCACACGGCTACGGCTACGAATGCGACTATCGGTTCTCGGCTTTGCTTTTATCCGCAAATCGAAGCGGCTTAAATCGTCAAATCGAGTGGCAAATATGATTTTGGAATTTGGATGAAAAATAAAACAAAGGTTGTCCGATGTCGTGGCGTTTTGTTCAGCGGTAATGCGAATAATGGTGCGAATGCAGGGTTCGTGTATGCGAATACGAATAACACGGCTACGAATACGAATGCGAATATCGGTTCTCAGCTATGCTTGTAAAAATATAGTTGCATATCGGAAACCTTGCCACAAAAGCAGCCCGACCGGGGTTGCATGAGTTGGGGGCAATAACCCCAACGGCAAAAAACAAATTAGGTAAAACGGTTTTGGTAGGGGCAACCCGAAGAATCCTAATATACAAGCAAACTTAAAGGACAATGAAACGGATTGGCAATTTGTTTGACCGGGTAATAAGCATTGAAAACTTGCGTCTTGCCGATGAAAAGGCAAGGAAAGGCAAGTTGCGTTCTTATGGTGTGCAGATACACGATAAGAACCGGGATGCCAATATCATTGCCTTGCACGAAAGTTTGAAAAACGGCACATTCAAAACATCCAAATATCATGTTTTCACCATATATGAACCGAAAGAAAGGCTAATTTACCGATTGCCGTATTATCCCGACCGTATCTTGCACCATGCCATTATGAACGTCCTTGAACCGATATGGGTTTCCATCTTCAACAAGAACACATATTCTTGTATCAAGAATCGTGGAATCCACAAGTGTGCAAAGGATGTCAAACAAGCATTGAAGCAAGACCCGGACGGAACACGCTATTGCCTGAAAATTGACATAAAGAAGTTTTATCCGTCAATCCACCATGATGTCTTGAAAGGCATTGTCAGGCGGAAAATAAAAGATAATCGCTTATTGGCATTGCTTGATGAAATCATTGATTCGGTCGATGATGAAAAGGGCGTGCCGATAGGCAATTATTTAAGTCAGTATTTTGCAAACCTTGTCTTGGCTTATTTCGACCATTGGTTGAAAGAAACCAAGCGTGTGAAGTATTATTGGCGATATGCCGATGATATAGTCATTCTTGCACCCAACAAGGAAGTATTGCACGAATTGTTACACGAAATCCGGGCTTACCTGAAAGGGTTAAAGTTGCGTGTAAAACGCAATTACCAAGTCTTTCCCGTTGATTCAAGGGGAATCGACTTCTTGGGGTATGTCTTTTACCATACGCATACATTGTTGCGGAAATCCATCAAGCAGAAACTTTGCCGCCGGGTGGCAAAATTGAACAAGCGCAAGATTGTTCCAAGCAAAGAAGATTACAAGCAGCAAATATGCAGTTGGTGGGGATGGTGCAAGTATTGTGATTCACTCAATTTAATGAACAAACTTTCAAAAACATTTCCGTATGAAATTAGATTTAATAGAACCTAATGCGCACTATGATATGGCGCACGGGAAACCCGCCGTTTTGGAGTATGACAATGACGGTTCTTGGCTTTACCGCTTGAATATAGAACCCGAAATGGGCATACCAGAGGGGCAAGAAGAAGAAACCCAAATCGGGTGGAAGTGCTATGAAGTGCGTGGCTACAATAAAGCCACAAAAGAGAATGTTAAACGGGTCGTTATCCGTTCGGTCATTGACGAAACGGCAGAATTTGACCTTGTTAATTCATACAACAAGCACGTTCTTGGCGTTGCCGTGAACGAAAGTGCAGTTGATGAATACAAGGAGTATTTGCAGTTTACGGAAGATTTGGATGCGGTCTTGATAGAAGATTTGTCTAATTAAACACTTACAGACAATGGCAAAGTTTTGTGAACTTGGTGTTGAATCGGATGTTGTTATTGGTAAGGGTATCGACATTGAAGATTTGTTCGGTCGCCGGATTCTGATTGAAAAGGTCATTATTCAACCAACGAAGTTTCCGGGCAAAAATTCATCCGGGTTGAGAATGCAAATGCAAGTTGTCCTTGCCACATTCAATGAGGAAGCAGACAAGGACGGTGACTTTTATACGAAGAATCCCGACGGCACGCCCGTTGGGGAAAGACGGTCTTGTTTTACCGGGTCGGACATACTTATTGGGGCTATTCAGAAAGCCGAAACCAATTTGCCGTCAATGAATGCAAGCCGTGCGGAAAAAGGGTTGCCGCCTATTCGTTTATACCCAATTGACACAACTATTGTCAAAGTCGGCAAGTGTTTTCAATTCACCTGATATGGAACAACAGATGGATAAAGGTATTGGGTGGCTTCAAAAGTTGCTCAATCTGCAAAAAAAGTACGGGTTCTTTTCGATAGTCAAGGGGTTATTCCTTGTGCTATTGGGCGGATATGTCGTTTTCTTTGCACTCAATCCAAAGTATTTGCTTGAACGCATTACGAAGATACAGACAGAGGAACACAACAATCTGATTGAAACCCGTTTGAAGTCTGACACGGAAATCAACAACATCTTGTCAAAATTGCGTTCAACAGCGGATGCCGACCGCGCATGGCTTATCGAATTGCACAACGGAAGCAAGAATCTTGGAACGGGCTTGCCTTTCTTGTATGGTTCAATGCGGATGGAAGAAGTGCGCGACAGCATCTTTCATGTAGATGATGAGTATTCGGATTTCAATTTGTCGAAGTACAAACTTATTGTCAAGACATTGCGTGACGGATTCTTTTATGGCAATCTTGAAGATGTGCGGCTTGTTGATGAACGGCTTTACTACAAGTTTAAGGCAAACAATGTCAATGAAATAGCATTGATTGTCCTTTATGACTGCAAAGAAACGCCCATTGGGTTATTGGGCTTGTCCTATTGCAACGGCAAATTGATGCAACGGCAATTGGTGGGCAAGGAAATACGCAAGGGCGGCTTACAAATAGCAACTCAATTATCGGTAAAAGATGGCAAAGATTGATGTTTTATTGCCCTTTATCCTTAAATGGGAGGGCGGTTTTGCAAATGACCCGGCAGATGCCGGGGGCGCAACAAACAAGGGTGTGACAATCGCCACATGGCGCAATGTGGGTTATGACAAGGACGGTGACGGGGATATTGACGTTAAAGACCTGAAATTGCTTTCGGTTGATGATGTCCGTGACCGGGTGTTGAAGCCCCATTTTTGGGATAGATGGAAAGCCGACCAAATCCAATCGCAAAAGGTCGCCAACATCCTTGTTGATTGGGTATGGGGGTCGGGAAAGCACGGCATTGTCATTCCTCAAAGATTACTTGGGGTCGTTGATGATGGCATTGTCGGCGACAAGACTTTATCGGCGGTGAACTTTGCCGACCCTGACCAACTCTTTGATGCAATCTTCAAAGCCCGTGTTAAGTTTTTCAATGACATAACAGAATCGAGCATTAAGAAGTATGAAAAGAAGATTGGTCGAAAGGCAACGGAATCCGAATTGATGAAGCACACCAACAAAAGGTTTTTGAAAGGATGGCTTAACCGATTAAATGACATTAAAACGATATGACATGAAAAAGATTATTGCCCCGGTCTTGGGGCTTGTATTGCTTGCATCTTGTGGTACTGCAAGGAAAGTCCAGCAGACCAAACAGGAAGTCCGAATTGATAGTACGGCAATAGTGAAAGAAGCGAATGCCAAGACGGACAAGTTCGTTGATACGACCCGAACCCAACATGGTAAAATAACCATTACGGAGATAGATTTTTATCCACCCATGCCCGACAATATAAATAATGTCGTGTCGGTTGATAGTGGCAAGCGTGATGATACATCTTCAAGGGCGATGCCGCAATCATATCCGGCAAATGCGGATTTGCATAATGTCGGGAACATCAAAGGTGCGGTGAAGTCCATCAAACAAACGGTCATTGAATCCGATGTTGAAGAAAAAGGCAAAAGCGAGGAATCGAGCGAAAGCAAGGAAACCGAAAGTGCCGCCAATGTAGGAAGAAACGAAACGAATGTTCAGCAAAGCCAAGAACCAACCCCCGACCCGTACCGATGGCGATACATCTTTTACATATCGTTGATTGCCGTTGCGGTCTTGCTTTACTTGAAAAGAACGCCAATAATCAATTGGATAAAGAAGATTCTTGCAGGGATAAGAAAGATTCTGTGAAATCTTCACTACCTTTGCACCACATTGTTGCGAAGCCCCAAAGTTGCATTGGGGAACAATGCGCCCCGGCTTTGTGTCGGGGCTTTTTCATATACACGGGTGTACACGAATGTACACGGCATTTTAGACACAAAAACGCCCCGAATTGTGAAAATTCAGGGCGTTTCGTGTACATTTTCGTGTACGCTTTCCGTAAGCCTTTGACACTCAATGTGTATTGCGGAGAGAGAGGGATTCGAACCCCCGGAGGTTTGACCCTCAACGGTTTTCAAGACCGCCGCAATCGACCACTCTGCCATCTCTCCGAAAATCCGTCCGACTTTAGTCGGACGATTTTCTGTATTTCTTCCGCGGAGAGGACGAGATTCGAACTCGTGGTAGAGAATAACCCCTACGACAGTTTAGCAAACTGTTGGTTTCAGCCACTCACCCACCTCTCCAGTGGTTCGCTTTTGCGAGTGCAAAGATATATCAGATATTTCAGTCTGCCAAATTTTTTGGGATGTTTTTTTGCAGTTATTTTTCACAATATATGCAAGTCGTTGTCTGTCAGCGGTGGTTGCGGAACGTTGTGGTTGCGGAGTTTTGCAATGCGGCAAATTTTAAGTATGTTTGCATATGCATCTCGGCAGAGCAGGCCCAATCAAGTATGGATGCTTTGCGCTCGATTTGCACTGTCTTATGGTTAAAAATAAGGATATGGGAGAAACTGCGATATCATTGGTGGAGTTCAATCGGCGCATCGGCGGCTTGCTGCACGATGCGTCGGTGCAGCGGTGCTGGGTTGTGGCTGAGACAAGCGACGTGCGTCAGAGCGGCGGTCACTGCTATCTTGAGTTGGTGCAGAAGGATGCACAGACGGGGCAGACGCTTGCCCGTATGCGTGGAATTGTCTGGGCGAGTGTGTATGCCCGTCTGCGTTGTGAGTTTGAGAGAGCCACGGGGCAGCCGTTTGCGTCGGGACTGAATGTGATGGTTGAGGTCAGTGCCAATTTTCATGAGCAGTACGGGCTGTCGGTGGTGATAACCGGCATCAATCCCACTTATACGCTCGGCGACATGGCCCGTCAGCGCCTGGAGATACTCAACCGGCTGAGGAGCGAGGGCATAATTGATATGAACAAGCAGTTGCCGTGGGCCGACGTCGCTCAGCGTGTCGCTGTGATTTCTGCCGCTGGCGCTGCTGGATATGGCGATTTTATGAATCAGCTTCACAACAACCCGTCGGGCATCAAGTTCTACACGTGTCTTTTCCCGGCGGTGATGCAGGGGCAGAGCACGGTGACGTCGGTCATCGCCGCTTTGGAGCGCATCAACGACTATGCCGATCTTTTCGACTGTGTGGTGATAATCCGTGGTGGCGGCTCGACGAGCGATTTGAATTCGTTCGACAACTATGACCTTGCTGCCAACGTAGCGCAGTTTCCGTTGCCGGTGATATGCGGCATCGGGCACGACCGCGACAATACGGTGGTCGACTCGGTGGCGTCGGTGAGGGTGAAGACGCCCACGGCTGCCGCAGAATGGCTGCTCGATCGCGCGCAGTCGGCTCTCGACCATGTCAACGCACTCACAGACATGGTGGTCGACTCTGCCACGCAGATGCTTTCGGGCGCGCGTCAGCAGCTGGCATATTTCACAAGCGGCATTCCGTTGATGGCCGACAACATCGTGGTGCGCCACCGCGCACGTCTGCAGCAGATTGCCGCGGCGATACCTGTTGTGGCGGCACGGCGCATCGACGGAGCCGGCAAGGATTTGGCGTTTGCCTCACAACGGGTGGCAATGGCGGCACGGCAGTGTGTGGCTAACGAGCGGCAGCGCGTGACGGGGCTTGAGAAGCAGGTCGAGCTGCTGTCGCCCGACCGCGTGTTGCGCCGTGGCTATTCGCTGACGCTTCGCGACGGACATGTGGTCTCCTCTGCCTCGTCGCTCCGTGCCGGCGACAGTCTCGTCACCCGCTTTGCCGACGGCGAGCGAACGTCGGTGGTGGAGTGAGGTTCTTGAAGAAAAAAGTTGATTGTAAATGGATTAAATATAATGCTATGAAGCTTGAAAAAGGGATATATGAAAATTTGATAGACAGCAAATTGGCTGCCGACATAAAAGTTAGTGAAGAGAATGGTCTGATTTGCAGCAAAGATGCGATGGATGCTGCGGAATCGTCAAGGATGCTTGCAGAATATCTTGCGGAGGCAGTCAGAAGAAAATTGGATGACAGCGAAAAGTCGTTGGAGGATAAAAAAGATTTGGTTAATGCAATCCTTGATACGGAAATCTTTGCTGGCGACAAATCTGCGATTGTCGAGACCAATCTTCTTACGGAAGTCATGGACAGGCGGGAAGCGGCAGAGTGTAAAGCTGTCAAGAGGGAGGCGCTTCGGCCGCGCACGGGTTTCCGTGTCAGCAATCTTTTCACGGGAGGGCAATCGGCTGTGCAACTTGGACATGAGATTGTCAGAGACATTGCATCCGCCGACAGAATATGCATTATTGTGTCGTTTCTTAGATTGTCGGGTATAAGGATGCTGCTTGAAGATTTAAGGCGGTTTTGTGAGGTTGATGGACATAGACTGCAGATAATAACGACTACTTATTGTGGGATAACAGAGGCAAAGGCGGTGGAGCAACTGGCGTCATTGCCAAATACGGAGATAAGGATTTCCTATAACACCGAGATAGAGCGGTTGCATGCCAAGGCTTATATTTTTGTCAGAAATTCAGGCTTGAGCACGGCTTATATAGGGTCATCAAATCTCTCCAAGTCGGCTCAGACAGATGGCTTGGAGTGGAATCTAAGGGTGACGAATGTAGAAAATCCGCATATCATCAAATCTGCTCTTGCCACATTTGATATGTATTGGAACAGTGAAAATTTTGAGGATTTCGGAATTGGAGGAATTGAGAAATTCAACAGAGAGTTGAAGAGACAACGTGATGCCAAAGATCCGCAAAAGCAGTTTGAGATGTTTAATCGTTATCAAGTGCTTCCGCATCAGAAACAAATACTTGACCGACTGCAGGTGGAACGTGAGGAGAACGATATTTGGCGCAATCTGGTTGTTGCGGCTACGGGAACAGGAAAGACTGTAGTTGCGGCATTTGACTATAAGCGTTTCCACGAACACAACCGCAATGGAAGCCGATTGTTGTTTGTGGCTCATCGTAAAGAGATTTTGAAACAGTCGGAACGTACATTCCGGAGCGTGATGTGTGACCAGAACTTCGGAGAACGATGGGATGGGGAGTCTAAACCCGTCGCAGGTCTGGAACATTTGTTTATTTCGATAACAATGCTGAATAACCGGATGGACGATACGTTCAAAGAATTAGGCGCCGATTATTATGACTATATAGTTATTGACGAGGTGCATCATGCCGCGGCCGACAGTTATAAGAATATTATCTCGTTCTTTAAACCGAAAATTCTTCTTGGACTTACGGCTACACCGGAGAGAATGGATGGTCAAAGTTTGTTGCCGGATTTCGGAGGCAGGATAAGTGCTGAAATCCGTTTGCCACAGGCTCTTGACGAGGGCTTGCTGACACCGTTCCAATATTTCTGTATTTCGGACACTGTGGATTTGAGAGAAGATGGATTGATGCGTGGCGACAAGCTGATTGTCGATAAGCTTAGCGACAAACTGTGTGACGGGGAGCGTGTAAACTTGATAGTTAAGACACTGGGACGGTATTTGCCCGACGAACATAATTGCCGGGCATTGTGTTTCTGCTCCGACAAGAGGCATGCACAATTCATGGCGGAGCGCTTCGCGGAAAATGGGCTGCGGTCGGGATGCCTGACATCGGATGTAAGTGCGGAAGAGCGGGTAAGGCTCAATTATGCCATACAAAAAGGTGAAATCAACTATCTGTTTGTGGTCGACATATTCAATGAGGGTGTTGATATCCCGGAAATCGACACTGTGCTGTTTCTGCGTCCAACCGACAGTTTGACGGTGTTTCTGCAACAATTGGGACGAGGCTTGCGCTTGTGTGAGAGCAAGGACTGTCTGACGGTGTTCGACTTTGTCGCTCAAATGAACAGGCGTTATGATTTCTCTGAAAAATTCAGAGCTCTGTCGCTTCAAAAAAAGGCTGACGTTAAAAAGCAGATTCAGGAAAACTTCCCGGATTTACCGCATGGCTGTGCTATTTTTATGGAGCGCAAAGCTCGGGAATACGTCTTGCAAAATATTCAGAAGGCAACGTTCCGTAAAAACATATTGATTGATATGTTGAGAAAGTGTGATGGCACACCGACTATATCTGAGTTTCTGAAGGACAATAGTTTTGATGTCCGAGTGCTGTATAATAAGAATTGCTGGACAAAAATTAAAAAGGAGGCGGGAAAATGCACTTATGACGAAGACCGTCTGACCAAATTGTTTGAAAAGGGGATAGGGCGATTGACGCATATTAACTCTGCTTCCCAAATCCGATTTATCCGTAGGTTCTTGAACGACGGCTGCAGCTGGCAGATGTCGGATAGAGAACGCTGTTTCGCCACGATGCTTTATTATGCGTTGTTTCAAGAACCTGTCAAGAATCTTGGATTCGGAAATATGCAGGAGGCGCTTGAGACGATAAGAAATTATCCGTTGTTCGTTCAAGAAATAAGGGAGCTGACCGACTATATTATGGAAAACCTTGAATTCCGGACATCTGTGCTCAGCGAAGCTTATCCATCAGCTCTTGAATTGCATGGTTGCTACAGCCGTGAGGAGATATTCATTATATTTGGCCTGCAGGATGAAAATAAGCAGAGGAAAGGTCATGTGGCAGGATTGCAATATGTGGAGGACTGCGATACGGAGTTGTTTTTTGTCACGCTCAACAAATCAGATAAAGATTTCTCGCCAACGACCCAGTATGACGACTACTTTATCAGTGCCGACAGATTCCATTGGCAGTCGCAGAATCGGGATTCACATGGGAACAGAGGCGACCGTTATGTCCACAACAACGGACGGCGCTTTATGCTGTTTGTAAGGGAGAACAAGCGCGACGGTTTCGGCAACACTTCTCCGTATTACTGTATGGGCATGCTCGACTATCTTGACTCATATGGCGATTTTCCGATGAACATACGCTGGCAGTTGGAACAGCCAGCGTTGCCGCAATTCATCAAGGCTGTATAAGCTGTGCTATCTCCTGGGCGCACGGGGTTATCTGACGATGACTTTGGTGGTGCCGAAGATGTAGAGCCCGGGCTGGAAGTCGCTGTATGTGGCAATGCCGGGCTGCACGTCAAGGATGCTGTAGAGTTGACCCGCTACCGTTACCACATTCAGTCTTGTTGCCATCGTGCTTTCGATGCGCACGCGCTGGTTGCCGATTGCGCGGACGGTTATATGGTCTTCTGTCTGTGTGTCATCCTCGTTCTCTTCCATGTCGGGCATAATGTTGTCGGCATTCTGTTCGGCGATGTTGATCACCGAAGTGTAGTCGTAACGGGCGTTTGACCTCGTTGCCGTCGGCGACATATATGTGCGGAACGGCGTCACTGTCGACAGCGATGAAGCATCGTCGAAAGCCGTGCCGCTGTCGTTCATTCCATACACATTGCCGTTGCTCACATTGATGGCGGAGAAAGTGCCGAGGTGAGAGTATTTTCCGCCTACCATAGTTGCCATACCTTTTGTGACCGGGATGGTTATTGCGCCGTACGACGTGTCGCCGGTGTGGTTGTCGCCGTAGGCGTTGAATGTCACGGTCTGAGCGTCTTCCCAAGCCCCGAAAATATCGTTGTAGAACGCACTTGAGAGGTCGAACTCATAGTAGCGCGCACCAGGGAAGCGCACGATGTAGGGCACTTCGCCTGCAAGACGCAGGTAGTCGGGGTAATTGTGGGCTGTCGCATAGTATGGGTTGGCATACTGGTTGTAGAGTTTGTCGGCGTAGTTGTCGACGAAGAACGTATTCGCGAAAGTATAGGAAACACCATTTGTCAAGGCATTGCCCGAAGCGTCGGTAGGGGAGAACAAGGCTGCACCAGGACGTTGGAACACTGCCGACGGCACATTTCCCTCTGAGGCAATCGATGTCAGTCCGCGTAGCCAATATTCATGGTGTAGCGAGTGGATGTTCTGACTTGGGTTGTCGGTTTCCGCGTCCGACGGCGAGCCGTAGAAATGCGTTATCTCTCCGTTGAGCGATGCGGCGACCTTGTCGACGGTGAACGGCAGGCAGATGCCTTCCCATGCGCCTTTGCTGTCCTCGGCATAGTACATTGGTCTGCGCACATACCATGCGCGGTCGTTGACGTTGAAGGCGATGGGCACGCAGAGATTGTTGTTGTTGCAAGTCTCTCCATCTCCGTTCTCGTTGTCGGGAGTGCGCTCCACGAGGTGTAACAGAGAGGTGCTGTAGCCGTCGATGCCTTTTGTTATATGGTGTCCGCTTATCAAAGCCTCTCTTGTAGTCTCGTTGTAGTTGAGAGCTTTTTCCACCACGTCGTAAGCCTCGTTGCCTGTTGCCTCGTCATTATCGGCGGTGTAGACAAGGAGATTCTGCGTGATGCCTGCGTCCTCTTTCACAACGAAGTCGTTGAAACGGCTGGCGTTGTCGTCCATAGGAGGGTAGAAGAAGCCACCGACTGTTTCCGTCGCTGCAGGAAGGTCGTGCAGGCAAGTGAAGTCGACAGCCGTGGTAGCAGAATCGTGCACGTAGGTGCTCATAGTGATTGAGCCATTGTTGTAGGCGTTGTAGTGGAACGCGTCGAGCGTCGTATCGCCGTAGTAGGCGGCGGTGCGGTATACGCGGTTGCTCATATAGCTGTTCTGGTGCGAAGCGATATCGCATGGGTAGTTGTCGGGGTTGTGCTGAAGCGACTGTCCCCAGAAGAGGAAGTCGTTCATAAGTTCAGTGCCGCTGTTGTTGGCGTTGAACAGAGGCGTGTAGACAACAGGCGTCGGGATGCTGCCGTCGGCGTTGTATTTTACGCGCGGCGCGTCGAGCGGGTGCGTCTTGTCGTGACGGGTCTCCACCTGTTCGTAGTTGGGGATGTCGCCACCCTTGCCGATACGCAGATATGTGATGCCGGTGTTGTTGCCGGTGATGGCATCCGTGCGGCACGCATACTGATAGTCGCCGTTGGCATAGTAGGCTGACACGTATTTCAGAATCTCATTGTCGGCGTCAGCCTCAGTGCTTGATGTTGTCGGCTCGGCGCGGTGGCGAGCGCGTAGATAATACTCGTTGAGGTCGTATGCCACCCGTCCAAGTCGGAAATCCTCCGTGGTGTATCCCTCGTATGGAGAGCCGTCCCAGCGATAGACCACAGGCGTCGATCCGCTTTTGCCCGATGCCGGCGCATACTCGAAGCAGCAGTGGTAGTTTCCGATTTTGCCGTCGGCAGTCAAGTTGGATATTTTTCCGGAAGCAAGTCCGAGGTTATAGATATTGCCAGAGCTTTCGATGTTGTTGAAAAGAGATTTTCCCGAAGGGATGCCGCTGATCACGTGACCGTCGCCATGCAGTATTCCCGCGAAGTCGGAAATGTAGTATCCGCCCTTGTCGGTTGCTTCCAGAGCAATGTCGTTCTGCAGGAAGAACTGAGCTTTTGCGCCATAGCGCGGAGCGTTGCTGTCAGTTCCGATAGAGTCGACGAAAGCGACAAATGCAGAGAGGTCGCTCTTGTCGGAAATGTAGATTCGCGGTTCCGGCAACGGGTCTGATTCCGTAGTGTCAAGGCTTTCCTCATTGACGCGGGTTATCGCCTCGGCAAGATGCAGGTTTATACCAGCCTTGTGGGGATCCATGCGGTGGTAGTTGTGCACGACAAACTTGTCGGCGTCGTGCATGCCCACCTCCAGGATGTCGTTGAGTCCCGTTATCGAGACGCCGAGTTGTATTCCGTAGCCGTTCATATAGTAATAAGCAGGGATGTCGAGAAGGTCGTCGGTCTTGTCGTAGTGGCAGCCCGCAAACAGACCTTTGCCATTTTCATCGGCTTGGTTGAAAGTGTCGTAGCCTGTTGCCACGTTGTTGCTGATATTTTCTTTAGTCCACGGCGTGGTGTCTTTAAACTCCCACTTGCCATCGGCTCCCATTTGCCGCTTTCCGATGCGCCAGTAGTAGCCGTTGACCGCAAACGACTGGTCTGCGCTGACCACGATGTTGTCTTTGGTTACGCGCACCATCTCGCCCGGCAGCGCGCAGTTTCCGATAGTGATTTGTCCGCTGACGGTTGGTCCCTGCACATATTCGATTGTCAGATAGATTGTGTAGGTGTATTCGCGCTGAACGTAGTATATCGTAGGGTTGCTCTCGTCGATTGTGACGTCGGAGATGTTGTCCACCTTTTCATACTTTTTGTTGGCAGTGTCGTAGGTGAACAGGCTCTCGATCTTCACAAACTCTTCGGTCTGAGGCTGGTAGTAGGTGTTGTTGGCATCGAGGTTGCCCGATTCCACCAGCTCGTAGCCAGATTCGGTCTTCTTGTAGAATTTACCTGTGTTGGTGTATATCGGCTTGTTGTCGGTCTCACTGACATATTCCTCGTAGGCTGGCGCCTTCAGCACAAGCGTTGCCATACTCTTTCTGCCGAGGTGCTTGTCGAAGTAGTCGGGCTCAACGTAGTTTGTGTTGTCGACCATGTCCACCAGACGGAACGAAATCTTGGCATCCTCCTTCAGCCTTGCGGGCAGCGAGTTGTTGAAAAGGGTGGCTTCGTCGTCGCCCTTTTCTCTCATCGACAGCAGTGCGGCAAAGCCTTTCGACGCCTTGTCGGGATCGTCGATGGAGGTTGCGCCTGAGAAGTTGTTGCTCTCCGCGCCGCCGACATATAGTTTGTAGCCTCCGGCAACTGCGTCGGAATAGTATGTCTTGTCGGTTTCGTTGGTCTCGGTTCCTGTGAGATAGTTTCGATATTCCAGGTCGCTTGAGTATTGGCTCTTGTCGTCGGGATGGCCGCTGCGCATCTTCCAGTTGAAGATGCTTATAGGCTGGGTGCTCTTCAATCCGGCGAGAACGGTGAGTCCGTCCTTGTTGTCGCTGTCGAATTCGAGTGGATTCTCTTTCGACGACTTGAACGTGTATCCGGAGATGTTGACATTGTAGTAATAATGGAATCCGGTGACATACCAATAATGAACCTTCACGTCGTCGACCGTCTTGTCCGATCCGGGCGCAGTGATGGCGTGGTATCCTGTCGGGAAACAGTCGTCGACGATGTATCGGCCCTTGTGGTATGGGAACACAAAGTTGCCGGTGGTCTCGAGGAAGTCCTCCTCGTGGGAGTCGCCGTCATGCCGCTTGTGATTGTTGTCGGCATACACATAGCCTCCGCCCTCATCCTCGCGTACGTTGATTAGGTTCATTTCCACAACGCCGTAGATTGGGCCGTACAATTTGTTTTCCACCACTTTTTTACGGTCGGAGTCGTATGTTTCATGACAAAGTTGAATCTTCATTGCGTATCCCGAAGCGATGCCGATCATGTTCATCGCCGTTCCGTCGTTTCGTTTCTGGAACTCTCCGAACGGATCCTCGGCGTTTTCCTTGTCCTTGTTGGCGTTATAGTCGTCGATGTAGTGCTGCTTGACGCCCTGGTACGACATACCGGCAAAGGCAGTGTTGTCGGTAGAGGCGGAGGCAAGCTGACCGTTGCGGTTGCGCCACATTCCGCTGTTGAAATCCACGTTCGACGTGATTGCGCTTACATAGAGGATATTGTTTGAGAATCCCATGTAATTGCGGGCTTTCGTGCTGTATCTGAAGTCTGTGTTGTTGTCGGGCTTCGCTTCCAGATTTCCATTGCTGTCAAATCGGATGTCGTTTGCCACCATCTTGATTTCTCCGACACGGGCAATGGAGTAGGGCGTCTTGTTGACATCGTTAACCGTATAGTCGCGGGCGCCGAGCAGAGAGAAGCAATTGTCCTCCAGACGGATGATGTCGAGCCGCTGGAATGTGTTCAGAATCTTCGGATTGTCGATAGTGTGTCCGGCAAACCCATATCCCGTCAGGTCGGCGCTGCGGAAACCCTGGGTATACGACAGGTGTCCGTCGCCGAAGATGCCTCCCTCGCTGTCGTATTCGTAGAACTCATTTTCTCTGATTCCCTCAAGTCCCGACGGCGGCGTTGCGCCCGATTTGAAGAAATATTTGTCCTGCAGCGAGATGTAACGGTATGTGTATATGCCGTTGGCGGCATTGGCGTCGCTGGCATAGTGCTTGTAGTAATAGCCGTATAGGTCGGTGCCGTCGGGCAGTTGCACCGGTCTGATGTCCTGGTGGGAGATGGTGATATGTTCACTGTCCTTGTTGTCGCCGACAAGTACAAGCGTGTTGCCGCAGAATCCAGCCGTAGAGCCGCCGGGCAACAAGTTAAGATCATCGCCGTTGCCGTTGGCGATTATGGCATAGTCGAGATTGTATTTGTCGGTTAGTTTCAGCACGGTTGTGTTGTTGGCTAATACCGAGCCTTGAGCCACCGAATATCCGCCGCCATAGACAGCCTCGTCAATGGTGATGTTGACGTTTTCCCAGCCCACCGACGGCGCGGCGGAAACTATCTTCTTGAAGTAGTGGGCGCGGTTTGCGTCGGTAATCGTGTCGCGCATGCCGTTGCCGTTGTCGATAGCCACGATGTCTTCGTAGACGCCCTGCGATATCCACTCGTCATTAAGCAGATATATGTGCTGCTTGATGGCAGGTGTCTTTTCCTTTCCGTTGTCGTTCTCAACTCCAAGATTCTTCCGGTCGGCGCGTTTAAGCTCATATCTGCCTCGGACATGGTTTTGGCGGTTGGTCGAGTAGTAGGTTGGATATCCCACAATCACCTGAGTGGAGCCATACACATAGCCCGAATATGAGCCGCCCGTGACGGCGCGGAATATGTGGCCGTTGAGCATCTTGATAGTCGAGTAGCCCACCACGTTGCCCTGCTGGCCTCCGCCGTAGATGAAGTTGGCAGAGACGCCCAGACCTTCCGGATTGCTGTCGGGGTCGACCACGCCGCAAGGCAGAAACTTGTTGCCGTCCATTTTTGGCTCGGAGCATTTCACCGATTCGCCGATTGTCACGTTTGCGATTCCGTATACGAAGCTTTCCATACCGTATCCGGCACCGTAAACGTTGAGTGCGGAATATTCGGCAGCCTTGACCAGCAGCTCGTTCGACTTCTCCAGTTTGTCCTTGTCCTTTCCAGCCAGCATGTCGCTCTGCAGGTTGATGAGGACGTCGCCAACGATTGTTCCGCTCTTGAAGCATCCGCCATACACATTTCCGCCGACGTATGCGCCGTTTTTCTCTTTAGGCATGAACTTGTTGCGGATGTTGAGTTTGATGAACGGATATTCAGAGTCGGCATCGCCGAGCAGATATCCGCCCCTGTGCTTGGCCTTGCCTTTGTAGTCGTAGTTGGTATTGTTGCATCCGCCCACAATCTTGTCGGTTATGGTCAGCCCTTCCGGAAATGTGTATTCAAGCACATTTCCTATTTTGCCGCTTGTCTTCGGCATAACGTTCATATTACCGCGGTTTCCTCCGCAACAGAACGTGCCGATGATGCAGTTTGTCAGTCCTTCTCCAGTCTCGCTGCCGTTCCATTTGAGCGAGCCTTGTATGTCGGTCTCCACCGGTTGGAAGTAGAGGTCGAGTAGGTGCGGATACACAATCGGACGTTTGCTTTTTTCCGTTGGTAGATACACTGTGTTGATGTTTGCGTTTTCGGAGTCGTTGATCCAGTCGATAGGCTCAGCAAGATCCAGCTCCTGGGTGTAGTCGTAGATGTCGCCGTTCAGCTTCTGGAACATATTCATGAAGTCGTTGTCCTCCGACGTCACAAACAGCTCCTCGCCGTTGCATCCCATGAACACGCCGCCGATACGTACGTGGCTTCCTATGTTGACGCTGATGTCGCCGACAGACTTGTCGGCATCTTCCGAAGCCCCGTAGGCAAGCATCTTCAGCACGGTTGCGGAGTTGCCGCCGCCATACACGTTTCCGTCGATGCGTACCGTGTCGGATGTAGACACACCATGGATGTTGATGCTCACTTTGTTGGTCAGCGGACGCCATGAGTTGATGTTCACCATCTTCACCGCGTCGCTTGTGGCTTTTAACTGCGTCATGTTCTCGCGCATAGGCACGGTGTAGACCAACGGCACCGTCTCGGAGTCGGGGTCGTTGGGATTGATGGGATAATACTCGTTGACCGTCACATTCTTGTTTCCGTTTCGGTCGGTGGCATACAGGTAGTTTCCGTTGCCTGCGCCATACACGTTGCCAAACAGATGGCCGCCGTAGATGTTGATGGTGGTTCCTGTGCCGCCGTTGTCCATGAAGTAGCCATTCTTGTTCAGTCCCACGTTGACATATCCCGACACGTCGTTGCCGCCATACACGTTGCCATGAATGAAAATGTCGGCATTGCTGTAGGTATGGGGACTTGTAGCCGGCTTGTTGTCGCCAATTCTCACAGTCGTGCTCTTAAGCACATCGCCCATAAATCCGCCTCCGAAAATGTCGTGGCAGTCGATGGCCTTCAGCTCCACGTCGGTTGAGTTGACTGAACTGTAGGTGCCTCCTCCGAACACACGACGGCAGAACACGCCACCGGAGCCCACGATGTGCGTGTCGCCGAACACTTTGCCTGAATATCCGCCACCGATGATGTCCATCACCGAGTAGCCGTTGAAAAAGTGCTTGTATTCCTCGCCTTTCACGATGTCGATGCCTTCGAGGATGCTTCCTCGTCCTTCCATTTCCACGTTCACATACGTGTCGCCCATCACGATGGCATTTTCACCGAATCCTCCGCCGAACACGCTGAATTGCGGTGTGCCGATTTTTTCGTAGATTTCTTTCCACTCAATGCTTTCAAAGAAATTCTTGCCGGTGTCACGTCCAGCCACCATTTCTGTGCTGTTGTAAAGGAGTCCCTTTGTCATGGTGATATAGGAGTTGTTGCCCACAACGGATGCTATTTTTCCGCCTCCGTAGATATTGTGGTTCACTTTGAACTTACGTGCTTTAGGGTCGTACTGCGGAGAGTAAATCGTTCCGTCTACGATGCTGGCAGGACTCCATGTGCGTGCCTGTACGTTCCATAATGCATGTGCCTGCACTTTGCCTCCAAGAATCAGCAGGTTGGTGTTGCCGGTTACGTCGGCAGATGTCACCGCCACGCTTTCGCTGCCATTCTCAGTAACGGTTTCGACGCTTCCCAGACCACCTCCGTGAGCGCTTTTTCCTAACCATCCGTCGTAGATTGTCAGCAGGGTGTTGCCATACACAGTGCCGTTCTGGCAGCCGCCAAAGAAGTCTTCCATGAGAGTGGGGTAGGTATCGTTGTCAACATCGGGATGCACCATGTTGGCGTCATCGCTTGGAGAGAGATATTCTTTCGTTGTGTCGTTCCAATAGGGGTAGTGCATCACCGGGCGGTCGAGGATGAGACACGAGTTGCCGTAAACACCTCCGAGACTCTTGCTGTCGGCACACTCAGTGACAACACGCCCCCTGCCGCCAGCAAACACCTGCGACATCAATGATCCTCCACGGATGTTTACGAGAGTGGTGCGGTTTGTCGGGGATAGATAGTTGTCGCGGGTGAACACCGCAGCGTCGGCTTTTTTGCTGCCTACATTCGCCAAATCGCCGCCGCCGTAGACTCTGCCGAATATCAATGTGCGTTCAATCAGTCCGAGTCCATTACGGAATTTGTACATTTTGCCATAGATGTGCACTTCGGTTTTCTCTACATGCGCCATGTCCGGGAAATCGATGAAAACGCCGTTTCTTTTTACCGATTCCACACCGGAGCCTCCTCCGTAGACACTATGATTGACATCGCCTCCCTTGATGAAAACCATTGATTTGCCTTTTACCGAACCGAAGTCATAGCCGCTTCCGCTGGAGAAGTCGCCATAGGGCAGCGCTCCCAAACCAGCACCAAAGATGTCGTGGCAGCCAAGTTGACAGTCGGTTTCCACATAAGTGTCGCCCGTTACATATCCGGCATAGCCGCCGCCATGAATCTGAAGCAGCACGAGTCCGGGCACACCGATTTTCCATGCAAAGCGGCTGATATGATAGCGGCGGAATACGCCTGGATCGTTCTCGCCGCCATCATAGCTGCCGAAATAGAGTTTCTTGTCTTCTTTCGACAACTTGAGATAGTCGTCGTAGATATCTTTTTCAAGGTCGAGATATGTTTTATAGTCCTTGTTTTGATAGAGATAGCGGTATTTTATGCCGTCGATTGTTATTATGCCGTCGTCGTCAAGTTTTGCTCCAGGCTGCGCATAGACTTCGGTTTTTCCAACGGATGTGTTGACACCATACCCCGCGCCGAACAACGAGAACGAGGGGTGTTCAACGTGAATGCTGTTCAGGAACCAGCAGAGCCCCTGTACAGTGGTGTTTTCAAACATACTTATGGTTTTCCCCTTTGAGTCCTTTATGTCGTCGAGGGGGGAGTGGTTGATTATAACGACAGTCTTGCCGGTGTTGGCAACAGAGGCTGAGCCGACATGGCAAGCCCGGTTTCCTCCGCCGAAGATGTTGTAGGTGGTGGAGAAGGTGAATCTGTCCAGATCGAAGAATTTCTTGGTATTCTCATTGTTTCTGATTCGATTGATGGCCTCCTGCGCAAGCGGGTCGCCGATGTTGTCGAGCGACGGTGCTTCGTTGATAGCATAGGCAATCCGTCGGAATTCGTTATTGTCGTTGCAGATAGGGCTGCTGTCAGACTCGGCGTCCAGCCATGTGGTAATGTTGCCGTTGATGTCGGCTTTGCGGTTCCACATCCAAGAGCCTCCGTCAAATTGCACTTTCGTGTTGCCAAGAATATTGGCATAAGTGCCGGTGTCGGCTACGTCCTTCTTGCCAAGCACCTCGTCGACTGCAGTCAGCTCGTTGTCGATGTCAATGTCGCCGTATCCTCCGCCATATACATTGCCGCCCATCATTCCGCCCTCGATGTGCACAAAAGTGTTGCCGTCGACCGTTCCGTATTCGCAACCGCCGTAGATGTCGCCCCAAACGCATGGCACCACATTGTCGGTGCCGCTGTCAACGCCCGGATTGCTGTTGACGATATGCACAAGTGTGTTGCCGTTGATGCGGCCGATGTTGTAGTATTGGTTGGCTTCAGCCTTTTTGCAGCCCACACCTCCGCCATACACGTTTCCAAAAATGTTGCCGCCGCGGATGTTGACAAACGAGCGGTAGCCCTCAGCCTTGTAGCTTAAGAATGTGCCGTCGGCTTGGTTGAGCGTCGAAGCGCTTGTCAGCAAGTCGGGCGAGTAGTAGTCGGAAGGTTTCATCTCTTGGAAAATGCCCACATTGGCATTGTCGCCGCCGCCGTACACGTTGCCGTAGATGTTGGCGTCGTCGGCAACCTCCACCATGGTTGTGCCGATGACACGCGCCACGGTTATGAAGTGGGTTGAAGAGGCTGTCTCGGGCTCCAGTCCGGCACTTCCTCCAAACACGTCGCCATGGGTGAATGCTCCGCACATGTATACCTCCGTGTTGCCGCCAATCTGACCTGTGGTGTTGTCCTCGGTTGACGCAATGTCGCCGAAGCCGCCGCCAAACACACGGCGGATAAACGTTTTTCCGTCGACAGTGACTTTGGTGTTGCCAGCCACAGTGCCGGCATATCCGCCGCCCAACACAGCCCATACGGTGAAGTTGGGCACTCCCATCGAAAGGTCGAGAGAAGGAGCGTTGGGGTCGTTTTTGCCATAGTCGCCGTCAACGTTGACGGTTACATCGGTGCTGCCAACTGTCGTCAGCCGTCCGTATCCGCCGCCGAAGACGCTGAAGTGAGGATTCTCGTTGTCGGTGTACGACTGTTTCCATTCGTCGGTTATCAGCAGTTCGTAAGGCGTCATGCCTTTCTGCATCATCACGGTGGCAAGGCCGGTGCCGTCGGCAGGGGTTGTTGTCACATTGCCGTCGGCGTCTTTGTATGTGCCCACGTTGCAGGCAAGATTGCCGCCGCCATAGATGTTGTGGGGATTCAGGAACTTGCCGTTGGCATAGAATTTTGATTTTTCGTATACAGTGTCCTCCGTGGCAGGCTCGTCGCCGGCGTTGTCGATGTCGGGATCCCAGATGTAGAATATGTTTTCAACCGGATCCCACATCTTGAACCATATCACATTAATCGAGAAGCTGTCGTCAATCGGACCGTGGCCTGCGCTTTGTGTGCCGCCCTCGTCCTGCGCCAGGGTCACGTTGGTGTTGCCGAGCACGTCGGCTGAAGTGACCGTGCCGTCTGTGATGTCGCCGTTTCCGCCACCGAACACCTGACCGGCGATGTTTCCGGCATATATGTTCACATACGTGTCGTTGGCAACTTGTGCAAGATTGCCTCCACCGAAAATGTCGCCGTAAATGAAAGGAGCCTGTTGTGTGCTGCCCGCGAACGACACGTTGGTATTGCCGACAACCAGTCCTACCCGCTCAGGATGCTGTGTGCAGCCGTCGCCGTCGGCAAACGCTTGCGAGGCAGGGCGCAGACGGCGTCCGTTGCCGCCGGCAAACACAGAGCCGCGGATGTCGGCGCTGTCGCCGATGACAACGTTTGTGGCGTTGCCGTCAAACTCAACAATCGCCATGTCGCCTCCGCCATAGATGTTTTTGTAGAAAGTGCCGCCCATAATGTTCACGCTCGACTGTCCGTATATGCGTGCCATGTCGGAAAGCGTCTCTACGTTGGATGTGCCCATCTCCTTGGCGTCGGCCACACCGTATCCGCCTCCGAATACCGGACAGTGGAAAATGCCGCCATTGATGTTCAGCTCCACGTTGCCATAGGTCTTGCCAAGAGCTTTGTAGTCGCCGGAATTGCCGCCGTAGGGGTTCTGCGAATAGAAAAAGTCAGTGCCTCGTCCGCCGGCGAATACGCCGTTCTTGCAGTGAAACTCTCCACCGTTGATGGTGAGCGACGCCACAGTCGCTCCGGTTTTTCCGTACACGTTGCCACCGCAACTGTTTGGCGTGGCAGCCGTGCTCGACCACAAGCCTTTGCTCATGAATCCGCTTCCTCCGCCATAAATGCCGTCGATAGGCTCTGTCGTTGAGCCGAACTCTCCACCGTAGATCACAATCTTGGTGCTTGTGTTGGTTGGGTCGACATAAGTGAACGACTCGAAATCGTCGTTGTTGTAGCATCGATACGTCACCAGGCGGTCCTTTGCAACGGCATACGGACCGTAGAGCATAACGTCGCCCGAAGCATTCCAGTAGGCAATGCTTTTGTCGGGAGTGTGGCTGTCGGCATTGTCGTCGCCTTCGCCGATGCCGTTCATACCGCCTGCGCCAGCACCGTAGATTCCGCAGAAGATGTTGTCAGTCTTCGTGTTGCCGGCAGGCAGAATCTCGAATAAGCCGCCGTTGATGGTGATTGTGCTGTAGCCATAGAACGGGTTGTTGACAATCACGTTGCCGGTGTGTCCACGACCGGTGCTGCCGCCATACAGCTCGGTGACAATTACACGGTTGTCAATCCACTCGTCGTTGTTGTATTTTGAAGACGCCGGGTCGAGCAAGATGTTTGCGCGTCCCATATAGGTGTTGTTTGGCACGTAGTAGTCAGTGCCGTTGTAGGGGAGGATGAAGTCGCGCTGGGCTCCAAGCGAACCGTTTACGACACGTGCCACCTTTCCGCTTCTGATTATTATGTCGACATCCGCATACATGGCACCCTCGTGGCTTCCGGCGAGAATGATACCGGCATCGTAGTCGCTCTTGCGTTTGCTTGTCTCTCCCTTGATTTCCCTTTCCGGGTTGTGGGCATCGTTCCATTTGCGGTCGATGTCCATCTCGATTGTGCACTTTATGGGCTGATTGGGAGTTCCCATCACTCCATTGTAGTCCTTCTCGGAGGATGTCTGACGTCCGCCCGCGCTGATTGCGGAGTATAACCCGGACTTGATGGATATTTTGAAACCCTCCTTGCCGTGAGGCATCGACTGCTCGAAAGCCTCGATTCTCTCTTTTCTGTCCAACGGATAGAAACGGCCGTCGTTGTTGAAACCGCCGAAGATGTGGAATGCAGTGGTCACAGCGCCGTCGATGGTTCCGTAGTTAGGCGAGTTCTGCCCGAAACCGGTCATCTGTATGCCTTCGCCCATCTCAAGGTTATTGTATTGGCAGTAGATGATTTTGTAGAAATCACCGCCGTTGTTTGTGACAGGGTCGTTGTTGAATGTGATATACTCAAATCGGGTGTCGCCCCATATCGGCAGACCTCTTTCAGCACCCGAAATCTCGATGGTGCCTTTGTAGTCGGTGCCGTTCCATTCGCCTGTGATGGTGGCGTTGCGGAAAAGAGGGGACTCTCCCTTTGCTTTAGTCCATTCGTCAAGCTTCAGCATATTTTTGCCTCTGTTGTTGCTGGTTATGTTGAAGCCCGTGTATTGATTGTTGGTCACGTCGGCACCGCTTGTTCCCATCAGCACGATGATGTTTTCGTCCCAAGTACCCGTCTTGGCGAGCTTGCTGTAGGCGCCTTTCCACGTCTTCATCGCCTGTGTCGGGGAGTAGCCCCACTCCTCGTCGTCGTTGTCATCGCCCTGCGCGTAGGTTGTGCCGTTGATGCTCACCGCCTCAGGACATAGGTACACCACGATAGTCACTTTGATGTTTTTGCGGAAAATGATGTTGCCACCGCTCTTTACGGTAACAGTACAGTTGAACTGGTCCTTGTTGGTGGCAGTTTCCGGACGTACAAATTCGTTGGACGTTTCCGACAGCAAGGTTCCTTTGTTGTACCATTCGTATGTGATGTCGAGACCAAGTTCGTCGTTTGTGAAATTCTCTTTCGTGTTGTTCGTCACATTTATGATGTATGTGCCGGGCTTGGTTTCGTAATCGAGTTCGGCAGTGATGCCGATAGCCTCGACGAGTACGGTGTTGGTGCGCTGGCTGCCGTCGACGGTCATGGCGTAGACATACTGGGAGTATATCTGTCGCGGCAGGATGAACGGGTTGCAGGCGGAGCTGTTCACCTTTTCACCCTCAGTGTTGTCGGTCGATGCATACCAGTTGTAGACATCGGAAGTGGTTTCTCCGTCTTCTGTTGTCACGGTGAGCACATCGCTTGTGCCGCGCTCCGCCTTCAGGGCAATCGAGCTGAAAGAGAACCGTTTGGAAGAGTTTGAATATAACCACGGCCTCTTGTCGAGGTTGTTTTGGTTGATGTACAGGTTGTTGAGGTTGGCAAACGCCTTTCCGAAAGGCTCGCCGGTGGAGGGGTCGGTAACTGAGATTTCTTTTTCAACGCCGTATTGGTTATAGGCGTAGGTGTCGGCAGCCTTGTTGGCAGGAGTGTAGTACCATGTGTCCTTCACCTTGCTTGCAAAGTTGTCGGCGGCTATAAACGCCATCACGCTGGCTTTTTTGCATTGGGTGGTGTTGGCGCTTGTCTTCAAGCCTGCGCCGTGCACATAGATGTTTCTTGGCCATACGGCATAGCCTGTTTGGTTGGCAAGTTTGCTTGCCGCACCGAAACCGCATGAAATCGTCACTTGTCCTTCCACCCCGTTGAGAGCAGCGTTCTGGAACATATCGATTTCCGTGTCTGCTGAGATGTTGAATATTCTCAGACTCACGAAGTTGTTCAGATAGCCGGCTATACCTCCAATTCTGAATTTTGTCTTTGTCGAGAAACTCTCGTTGTTGTCGGTGATTTTTGAGTTGCGGATTATGATGTTGCTGAGTTCTGCGTTTTGGGTCATGTCGGCAACCACAATACCCATCTTTACCGTGTAGTTGGCGTTGTTGAGAGGCGTGTGTGCCGCCTTCTTCTCTATTCTGGCATTGTCGATGATAAGGTTGGAGACAGACGCATACTCATTCTCGTTGTTGCCCTTGCCGTTGAGTCGGGAGAACAGACCCCACGAGGCTTCTTTTAGGTCGCTGAAAGTCCAGCTGATGAGCAAGTTGCTGACGGAGTGCCCGTCGCCGTCAAACTTTCCGGCGAAGAAATGTCCGTCGGTAGCCTTCGCGATGCCTTGAGCCGTGCCGATAGGAGTCCACAATCCCTTGCTGAGGTCGATGTCCTTGGTGAGCTTGAAATATTTCTGAGAAAACATTTGTTGAGCTGCGCCATTGTTGACTTCATGCGCCAGTCTTGCCAATTCCATATCGTTGCTGATGAGGAATGGTTTTTCCTTGGAGCCGTCGCCCTCGGTGCCGTCGGGATATAGCTGGTAAGAGTCGGCATAGAAATGGTTGCCGTCGTAGTCAACGCCATAGGCTTTCGGCTCGATGCTGAAAGCGATGGTCTGCTGGGCATTGCCGGCAGACGTGATTGTCACCTCTCCGCTCTTGGTTTTGTTGGTCAGCGGCAGTGTGATGGTCTGTCCGCTGTCGGAAATGCCGTCGGTGACATTCTTGGAGTCCACGTTCCATGCAAATGTGCTTCCGGCAGGGATGTCGGCGGAAACGATGGAATATGCGACCGTGCCGTTTTTGAAATCCCATGAGGCTTTGATGTCGTTGCTGCTTAATCCTTGAGCCATTGCCAGATTGACTCCGGCAATCAGAAGCATGAGCAGAGAGGAAAAAACTCGTGATATGCTATGTGTTGAATGTTTTCTCATTTTTCAAACACTTTATTGTCGTTATCTATTGTTAGTCTATCAATAATTGACCCGTATAGGCATCCTCGTCGGCAAGCACATACAGGTAGCGTGGCTGTATGAGAATGCGTATCGGGCTTATCGTTGCTGTTTTGCCTGTTGTGAGGCTGCTGAAATTATCCTTGTTGATGGTAATTCCGGAAGTAACGTTTTTTCTGGTGATGATGGTGGTGCCGTCCTCCGCAATGAATTCCACATCGTATTTGACGTTGATGACAGGCAGGAATTTGGCATCGGGTATGGTGTAGATGTCGGCACCCCATTGCGTGTAGCCGGCAGATGTGACAATGACGGTCTGGGTGTTGTCGTCGTAATCCGCGGTGCCGTAGCCTTTGTAGGCAATAGGGAATGGAGTCTCAACAAACGACTGCCGTTTGATGTTGCTCCATGTTATTGCAGAGGCAGACCAACTTTTTGATGTTGTATTCCAGACGTAGGAACGCGATATTGTGCACGATGTGGAGAAGCTGCCTGAAAGCGTCACGCTCTTGATGCGGAAGTGGCGGATGGCGTTCATCTTGGTGCCGAGCATGAAGAGCAGCCTGTAGCCGGTGAGAGTCTGGTCGAATTTCAGACTGACCGTTCCGCCTCCGTTGCTATCGGAGATGGCTCCTTTGCTGCTCGGGACGGCGCAGATAATCGGCGCCGCCTTTGTGTCGTAGATTACCGGCACAGGGTTGCCGCCGTCGCTCATAGCGAACGGAAAAGAGAGGGTATATGTGTTGTTGGCTGTGCGCAAAAGCGTTGCTCCGTCGTTGTATGGCATATATGCGAAGAAGTCGAACGACGATGCCTTGGTGTATTCAGTCCAGCGCTTCTTTGTCGCAGTGTCCCAGCCGTATGTCGCCACGTTGTAGGTGGCAGTCTCATTGTTGAATATGGTGTTTGCAGCCGACGCATAGCGTTTCGGCATGTCGTAGTATCCGAACGTGCCCAT